CCGCTCGACGTTCACGCCCTGTTTTTCAAACTGGGCGAGCAAAGCGACAGATGATTCAAGATCGAAACCCATGCCCCGCAGTGCCGCACCGTATTTATAAAGCTGCGTCGAAAGGGTGCCCATCTGAATACCAGTGGACTGAGAGGCTTTGAAAAGACGATCCAGGAATTTTGTCTGGTCTTCGATGCTGACGCCCCAGTCCTGCATGGCCTTCGCGGACTGTGAAACAACGTTATTAACGTCCTCGTCGAGCATTCTCGACGCGTCCAGCGCCTGTTTGGAGAGTTTTTTGAGATGGTCCCCGGTTATGCCAAGCCGGGTATTGTAATCCGCCAGAACCTGAGCGGACTGTTCGAAACTTTGTGTGACGGTCCCCGCAAGGGATCGCCATGTCTTTTCCAGCCCTTTCAGGTCTTCGCCCTGTGCGCCCGTTCCGCGGACTATTTTCTGCAATGCCTTGTCCACGTCGTAGGCGGATTTCGCCGCCACTCCACCGATCGCGGCGAGCGGGACCGTGAAGGCTTTCGTCATCGTCTTGCCGGTGCGCTCGAATTGTGCGGCTGTACGGCGCATGCCTCGATCTATGCGCTTCCAAGCCTTCTCGAGTTCACTAAGGTCAGCACCGTAGATGTAATTGATGTTTCGCCTTCTAGCCATTCTCTAGGTCACCGCCCTTTTGACGCTTTTCCTTGTTGCGCTGAATCTTCGCTTTACAATGCTCAAAATACTCGCTCTTTGACATTACCTGACCATCTACCCAATGCCCGACCAGGTCCTCCACGCGGACGGGGTGTTTCAGGTTCCCTGAAGCGTTCATGATCCACGCCGCATGTTGAGCGCGCTTCGCCGATTCTAGATACTCACGGTACCGATAAGCGTAGACCAGATCCTCGATTTCACCCCATGACAGTCGCCATAGGTCATCATGTGTGAGCCGCAGGGGGCCGAGTGCCGCAAGCGCCATCTCCTCATACGCCCGCTCCCAGTCCCCCGCGCTCAGTTTTTTTCGTCAGTCTCCTCGTCCTGTTCCTCTTCAGGCTTCACACCGAGTGACCGTTGAAACGCATGCAAGAAAGTCTGGACAGCCTCGGTCACGGCTGGTAAATATGCTTCCGGCTCGTCGTCGAACCATTGCCCCACAATGTCGGGTGTCACCTTTCGATTCGTCCAGAGCAGCCCGGCCCAAATGAGCGTGATGCCGAGTTCGAAGTCGCTCGGGTCGAAGCCATTCTGCATAATTTCCATCGGTGTTTTCCCCGTCTCGCGGATCAATGCCCGGATCGAGTTGACGCTATATTTCAGTTCCATTTCCTTTCCGGCCAGCTTCATGGTCTACCCCCTATGCGTTCAGCTTAAGTTCGCCGTTACCCTGCACCGATACGGACACCCCGACGGCATCCTCGGTCGCTCCGGAAACGCTCCACGTTGTGACGTAACCCGTGCCCTCGTAACGCTCTGTTATCAAGAGGCACGAAGCCCCGGTTCCGCCGGTCAATAAATTGCTCATGATCTGCAGATTCGCCTCGACGCCGACGGGAAATTCGATGATCAGTGCCCCTCCTTCGCCCCAAACGGCGGTAATTCCGGTCTCGCCATACGCAGTGTTGAGTGCTTCCGCGATTGTTGCAGCCCCGGCGTTATAATCGAGTGCTGATGTTTCGATTGTGTCCCCGTCGCCGAGTGTGAACGTCCCGCCCGTGGAGCCGCCGAGCTTGAGTTGGTATCGTTCATTTGCATCGAAGGGCAGGAACGTGAAAAAACATTCCACCCCGCTAAGAGCTTGTGTGACCAGCGCTTCTTGCGCGTCGTCCGTCGGGTCGTAGAATATTTCAAGCGTCCCAGACCATCCCGCCTGCCCGACGAGGTATTTTTTCCAGTTCGTTGCGAGTGTCGAAACATCAATGGTTCCCAGCGACGTCTCGATGGTAAAACTTCTCACCTCGCCGATCTGCTCAGGGGTGCCGCTCACGTCCAGATGGACAATTGCCCGTTTGCTGACAAATGCAGGCATTCTGACACCCCCTTATGCGGCGTCGCTACTCAACGTCAATTCACCCGTGCCCTGGAAAGAGACGCTCATGCCAACGGCATCTTCTGTCGCTCCGGAAATGGTCATGCCAGTAACGTAACAGTCGCCAGTGAGTTGAGTTTTCCCAGTACCGGCTCCTAGAGGCTGGACGGTGATGTTGCACAATGTCCCAGCCATGGCCTTGGACACGAGATCGGCTTGTGCCGTGTCCGTTGGATCGTAGAAAAGCTCCAACGTTCCTGACCAACCAGCCTGACCAACCAGAAATTTCTTCCAGTCTGTAGCGAGTGTTGACACGTCTATGGTCCCGAGTGCCGTTTCGATATTGAAACTACGGACCTCTCCGATCTCCGTGTCGGTTTCGCTCACCTTAAGTTTGAGAACTGAAACCTTGCTTGCTGTGGCTCCCATTTCGATTTCCCCTTTCTAAATTATCTGTCATATCCGCGGATGGTCAAAACCCCATGAAACCACCCGGACGGGTCCTCCAATACCACTAATTCCTCGAAAAACCACTTTCCCGGCAATGCATTGCGTATCTCATCCGCGATCTCCACGATCTCTTTCCGACCAAGATAGCTGCTCCATATATGGACATCTACCGCCCACATTCGCTCCGAGGCATCCAGGAGCCGCCCCTCGAGGCTCTGAAGCTGTCCGATCACAATATACGGCGAAGCTTGTTCACTCGGAACCTTGTCGAATACACCGGTGACAGTCTCCCCTAGCGCTGTCGTTATGGTCGTATAAATCTCTTGCGAAATCGACAGATGGCTCATGACTACGCCTTGCCTTTCCGGATCAGGTCGTACATCGCTTCAGAAAGCGCATTGCCTATACGCTCTTCATGGGCACGGCACGCCGGGAACAAAAACGGCTGTGCCGGCATAAATTTTGTGCCGAATTCGACAAATTGCGCGTAGTACGTGTCGACGCCGTGCACCATCCCGCCGGCTGAAACGCGTGCTTCGAGCTTCTTTTTGGAGACCGTGCGCTTGATTCCTCGCGCCATCGCCCCGGTGTCCTTTGGAGCGCGTCTTCTGGCATCTTCGACGACCGGTTTCGTTTCGTCTCTCAGGACCTCGTAGACACGTTGCCGGGCCTCGCCTTCCATTTGCCGGAGTTCTTTCAGGATCTCCTCGATACCTTCGACTTTCGAATAGATTGGCATCAGACCACCTCCGGCTCGCAGTCCAAAAACATCCACTTCCGCCGGCGGTCGTGTCGGATTGCCTTGATCACAAGCCGGTCGTCCATAAATTCGACAACGTCCCCGATTTTTGGACCGTTGGAATACCGAATCGTGATCTCGTGTGTCCTGATCTCCGTGTTCTGCTGTGCGATGACGCCCGTTTTCGATCTCGGGACCTCCACGCGCGCCCAGGTGGTAAGTTTGGTTGTTTCCGTCTCCGTCCAGCCGCCCATGCCGTCCTCTGACCACTCTGCTCGCTTGATAACTATCTGATCCCGGAGATCCCCGATCTTCATATCGGCCACACCCTATACATGTTCAGGAGGGCATCGGCTGCTTTCGGCAGAGGCGTCCCGGGATTTCGGACATCGGTGGCGACCTCTTCCCTGTTTTCGTACCAGTGTCCGATGAGCAAAAGCATCGCATGCTTGATGTCATCCGGAACGTTGGCCCCGTAATCAATCGTTTCGCCGCTCTCGTCAGGTTCGTACCCGGCAACGTACTCGATTTCCAGACCGTTGATGACGGCAAGAGACACAGATGGCGGGTTGCAAAAAATCCGCCCGTTGTTCAAATCTACTGTGTATTCACTTGGATCAATAACAACTTCAGCCCCACTGGAATCGGTATATTTGACGTGATTGATCAAAATGAGCGGCGGCATGGGTAATACGAAGGGAAATCCAGGCCAATCGTCCAGCGTCAACGTCCACGTTTGCTGCACAATCGATCTGTTCAGGTACTGCTCGGCGTGGCGGCGTGCAGTACCAATCAGGTGGGAAATGTAGGTGTCATCATTGTCGTGCGATACTCGCAAATGAGCTTTCGCCTGTTCGAGCGTGATCGCCTCACCAGCAGGCGGAGTTTTCAACTTTAACCCCATACCGTCACCCCCTCACCATTATTTTTTGCCAGGTTTCCGCTTACCCTTTGGCCTGCCACGCGGCATCACGGCATTTTGTTCTGGCTCGACGGACGCGGTTTCGATCTCCTCTGCCGGCAGCGGCTCGAGTGCAACGGCCGCGGACGCGTTTAAAAGCCTTTTAGCTTCAGGTGCGTCAACCTCGTAAATCTTACCTGACATCAGCACGCCATCAGGCCCGGCAGACGTTTTGGTCATCCGTATACGCATAATCATCACCTACTCGGCAGCGACAATACCAGCCCCGGCAAGCACGTCGATTATCGCATTGACTGCGGCTTGGATTTCCGCATCAGTCGGCGTGGCGCCGAGTTTTGTTATCGCCGATGCCTGCGTCCCGTCAATGGTGATTTTACCGCCGGATATTCTCAACTCCCCGCCTATAACCGTAACGTCTCCGCCCTGTTCTTTGTAATTTTTGACGTTCGCCATTCGAACCCCTCCTCAAAGATTAGGGAAAGGGACCGGACACCCGGCCCCTTTCAAATTCTCCTACGCCAGCTTGACGCGGGCGAAGGCGGACTCGAGCACGGGAGCGCCGTCGACCCACATGCGACCAATGAACCCAACCTGGTTGTTCTGCGCAAAGAGTTCGTTCAGACGCTGGATTTCCATCCCGAACATCTCGGCGATCCAGTAGTAGCGGAAATTGCCGAGGATGCCCACGTATTTCCCCGTAGTGAAGGTGTTGGGAGCATATTCTGACTCGTTGACCGGCAAGTTGAGAAGCGTGTCCGGCTGCCCTGCCGCAAGGCCCGGACGCCAGAGATACTGACCGTCGCCGTCCTTGAGTTTGGATATCTGCTTGACACCGTCGCGGTGGAAGATCCATTGTGCTCCAGCGCGGTACTGCTGCTTGAGTGCGTACTTCACCTCGATCAGGTTGTCCGCACTAATGGCATCTACGGTATTCCCTGTGCTCACGTCCCTGCCCGTGCTGATCCCGTTTGCACTTGCAAAGAATACTCCGAGTGGCTTGTTGTCGCCATCGCCGTTCAGGAAGTTGTTCTCCTGTGCCGCGGCAAACTTGAAGGCCAGGCGCTCCCTGACGAGACCTTCGACGGGAATGGCCGAAGTCCGCAGGAGCTTCATGCTGACCTTAACCAGCTTGGTGAGCTGGTTAGGAGTAAGCGCGCGTTTGCCGAACGCCATAGACGCATCAGCAGCGACAGCTTCAACCTCAGCAGTCCAGTCGGGATCGTCAACATCAGCCTCAAGCGTGGGGACACCGAGGGAGTCGGACGTGGTGACGGGGATAACAGTGGCCATGCCACGGACAAAGACCCTGTCATCGATCTCCTTGATCAGATCCGCAATAAACTGTTCCGGAGGAAGAAGGTAACCGCCCTGAGCATCCGGGTCGGTCTGTAGTCTGCGCATTTCAGGGCCAACCACGCCTGTTTTGATGAACGACCTGAACTCCGGCATGAGGTTTGGAGTTTTCTTGTCCGCGTCGCCAGAAGCAGGATTCACCCGGACAGGCTCGTTCGCCGGTTCGGCCAGCTGTGCCTCAAGACGCTGTTTTTCCTCGAGACGCTTCGCCCTCTTGGCAAGCCCGTCCATCTCGTCCATCATCTTGTCGTACTGCTCCTGCTCATCAGCGGAAAAATCTCGGCCCTCTGTTTCAGCCGCGTCAATAAGCGCTTTCGCCTGTTCCCAGACATTCGCCCTCTTTTCGAGCATCTCTTTCACGTTCATGTCAAAAAACCTCCTTTTTGTATTCAAGCTCCGCCTTCCGGCGAAGCATTCTCGCTTTCACACGTGCTTCCTCAGCATGCTGTTCGGCTGCCTGTTTTTCCTGTTCTTCGCGTTGCGCCTTGTGCTCCTCGTACACGTCCTGCGCACTCCGTACCCCTACGCTCGTGGAGGGGTAGGCCGGATACGTGACGGGCGACACGTCATAGAGTCTCGGGATCTTGATGAGCTTCCTGACCGGGATCTCACCGGTATCATCCCATTCCTCGATGCCGCCATCCATCGAGAACGCGAAAGACGATTGATCGACGTCGCCACGCCTGAGGAGTTCAACCAGATCCCTTCCTGCTGCGGTCTTCATGTTCGGCTGAAATTCGTACCGGAGGCCCTGTTCGTCCTCCCAAACTCTTAGGGTGTTATTCTTCGTCCTCGCTACAATCTGGCTCGGGTCGTGATTGAAAAGCGCCCTGATGTCCGGAGCTTCGAGGGCGTCCTTGAACGCACCGGGAAGGATAACCTCCCGGAACCCCCACAACTCCTCGGACTCTTCGTTGAACCTTGCCGCGTAGCCGGAAACTACAGGTTCGGTGTCATTGTCGCGAAGCTCCAGCGTGGTGTTGATATATCTACGCTCCAGGTTCTGAGGCATTACTGTCATCCCCTCCTTCCTGTACCTGATTCGCTTCAGTGATCGGTACCATGTTTCCGTTTATCAGGTAGGCGTCGCCGCCTTCCTCAACCGGTATCGGGTTCATGTTCTCCAGCTCCCTGATGTCGTTTGCCGAGAGCCAGCCGTCATTGCGCCCTGTTTTATAGTATTGAGATCTGCTTTGGACATCGCCACGCAGGAGACCGTCGAGCACAAACTCCGCGTAGAAACGCTTTTTGCCTTCTGCGCTGAGTAACTGTCTCCTGATCTGCTGCTCCCAGTTTACTGCGCGCGGCCTGATGCAATCCTGGACATACTCAATCCCCTGGTGCTCGATGTTGTTGTTCGTCGAACGTTCAAGCGCCCCTATTTTGTGGGGCGGGACCCCGAAGAACCTCGCCACCTCTTCGACCTGATATTTCCTGGTCTCCAGGAACTGCGCGTTATCGTTTTGGATCGTCGTCTGATGGAACTTCAGACCCTGCTCAAGGAATAAAATCCTGTGCTGGTTGTTCAGCCCACCGTAATTCTCTTGAAACGTCCGCTTGAAATTCTCAAGTGCTTGCTCTGAAAGCTTCCCGGGCAACTCGACTATTCCCGACGCCACCGCCCCGCGACCAAAGAACCCTGCGCCGTACCCCTCTGCGGCAAGCGCCAGAGCGGCGATCTCGCGCGCATATCTGATAGGCGGATACCCAAACAAGCCGTCACCGAACCCACGGAGATGAAACATCTCGCTAGCCAGCAATGTCCGGGGCGTCCCGTTCGGGACGGAGATGTCATAGACCAGCAATTGATTGCTGTCATTGCGGCGTGGCCTGACGTAAACAGACGGGATAGGCCACAACTCTTTAACCCGCCCTGCCATATCGTAAACGATATTCGCGTAGGCGTTGCCGAAAAGCTCCAGCTGCCCCTGCATGACCTTCCGGAAATCAAAGCTGGTCATTTCCGGGTTCGGCTCGTACTGGAGCACGTCATACAGGTAATGGTCTCGCGCCCGTTCCTTTCCTCTCGGTTGTTTCCGCCTGTATGTCGGGAGCGGAAGCGACGCCAGGGTGTTGGAAATGAGATTTACGCAGGCGTAGACCGCCGAGACCTTGAGGAGGTCATCTTCCGTAACACGCAATCCCGACGCAGAAAGGTTCCCGCCGCCGAGAAAGTCCGAAAGCCATTGCGGTGGATTGCTTAGATTGCCAAGCGGGGAGGCACGTTTGTTGCGTAGTGATTTAACCCTGTTTTTGATCTGCTCCCATATCTGCACACATACACCCCCCTTAGATGGCGATGACACCCCTGGACTCGTAGGGACTCACTGGGTCTTCACGGTCCTGCAGCATCGCTGACAGGGCAATTATCAGCGCAACTGCCGGGTCAATCCGCTCGGTCGCCTTGTCCTTTGCCGGCTTGATATTCCCTGCCGGATCCTGCGTCACAACGAGATTATCCACCGCCCACGTCAGCACCGGGTTCCCGTTATGGCGAAGGATTTTGCCCAGCACTAAACGCTCAAACTCCTTGCACGCCGGCGACAGGGTCTTGTACCCCTGCCGAACCTCGTATACCGGAACACCTTCGGACTCCATGCCTATTGCCCACTGTGTCGCGTTCCATGGGTCGTAGCCAACCAGGCAGAGATTTGGAAACATCTCCTTCAAGTCGTATGCGATGAAATTCGCAATTCTGTCATAGTCAATGACGTTCCCGTCGGTCGCTGTGATATATCCGTCTCTTGCCCACGCGTCATATGGGACATTGTCCCGCCTGGCACGTTTCAAGATGTTCTCACCAGGCACCCAATTGAAACTCAGGACGTTCACTCGCCCCTCGGAATCCGGCTCAAAAACGACAGCGCAGGAGGAAATATCCGTCGTCGTCGAGAGGTCCACGCCCGCCCAGCATTTCAAACCAGACAGGTCTGCAGGGTCCACCGGGCCCTCGCAAGCTCGCCATGTATCGAGGTCGATCCATCGCGTTTCCTGCGTTGTCCATTGGTTGAGATACAGGCGCCGGAAAGTGTTTTGATATGCCGGTATCTCCTGCGCCTTTTTACACTCCTGGCGAAGGAAGTCCAGCTTGATCGAAACGCCGAGGTTTGGATTGGCTTTCTGCCACACCAGCTCGTCCGTCCAGTCATCCTCCGGGTCTGCAGCGTAAATGATAGGCAGAAAGGTCTCATCCTTGATCACGCCGTCTAGGATCTTCTCCGCATACTCGTGCTGCTCCCAGCAGATCGTGTTCCGGTCATGCCCGGCTGTTGTGATCGCGAGCAT